TTGAGATTGAGAAAAGCCAAAATCAAAGTCAAGTAGCGAGAGAACGATATAACAATGCTTTAAAAGAATACGAAAAACTCAAAGGTCAAAACTCAAAATTTGCTGTAGAAAGACGAAAAGAACTAAAAGAACAACTTGAAGAAGAACGTAATTTCTTAAAGGCAGAAAGATTCGCAAGAGAAGAAGCACGAGCGCAGGACAAAGCTGATAAAATTAAAGCTGCTGAAGAGGAACAAGAAGAAAAACTACAAGAAAGACGTAAGCGATACGAAGAAGCTACAAAAGAACTCCAAGAAATTAGAGACAAGGAATTAAAGCCAGTTGAACTCGAAAAAATTAAAGTACGTCAAGAAGGCTTAAAGGCTTTGCAAGGTAGCTTGAATGAGGAGGCTATGATGAAACAACAAGCAGCAGATTTAGAGTTGCTTCAGTTGCAAGTTAAAGCTCAACGTGCAAGAAAAATAGAAGAGCAATCTCAATCATTTAGAGTTAAAGCAGTACAAGATGGCTTGAGTGCTATTGCATCTATTACTGAACTGTTTGGTAAGAAATCAGAAAAAGCTGCTAAGCGTGCATTTGAAGTGCAAAAGGCTGCTAATATGGCAAGTGCTTTAATCTCTACTTATCAAAATGCAACGGCTGCTTATGCCTCTCAGTTTACCCCACTACCAACTCCCGATTCACCAATTCGAGGTGGTATTGCAGCAGGTATTGCGGTGGCTACAGGTTTGGCTAATGTGGCTAAAATTGCTCAACAAAAATTTGAATCTCCAAGCGCAGGTGGAGGTGGCGGTGCAAGTGGTGGTATTAGTGGCGGTGTAATGACACCAAACTTTAATGTCGTTGGTAATTCAGGAATGAATCAGCTTGCACAAATTCAGCAGCAACCAATCCAAGCGTATGTTGTAAGTGGTGAGGTAACATCAGCACAGGCACTTGACCGCAATAGAATTAAAAACGCAACATTGTAACACATTTTACTTACAAAATTATGAAAGTATTAGAGCTAATCATTGACGAAAAAGACTTTAAAAATGGTGTAAATGCGGTTTCTGTGGTAGAAGCCCCTGCCATAGAAGAGAACTTCATTGCCTTAGCAAAACACGAAGTAGAACTTAAAGAAATTGACACCGAGAAACGTATCCTAATGGGTGCTGCCTTGATTCCTAACAAGAAGATATATCGCAGAAACAAAGAGGAGGAGTTCTATATCTACTTTTCTGAGGACACCGTGCGTAGAGCTATGGAGTTATTCTTCAAGAAAGGAAATCAAAACAACGCTACCTACGAACATAAAGACGCTATCAAAGGAATGAGCGTAGTAGAATCTTGGCTAATTGAAGACGAAAAGATGGATAAAAGCCAGTTATACGGATTTAACTTACCGAAAGGAACTTGGATGATTTCTATGAAGGTTGGCAACGATGAGGTTTGGCAAGATGTAAAAGACGGAAAGGTAAAAGGATTCTCAATTGAGGGATACTTCGCTGACAAGATGCCTGATTCACCTCGTGAGGAGCAAGAGAAACACGCAATCATAGAACAACTTAAAAACTTATTAAAATAAAAACGATGAACAATATCCTAAACAAAATCGCTCAAATGGAGCGTAATGCAGCAGAGTTACAAGGTGTAGAACTCGCTAAACACGAAGTAGAGTTAGCTTTGGTAGACGATGTGCAAAATTTATATAATGCTGCTAATAAATCTTACAAGGCAAATACTGACCAGTTAATGTCATTTGCAAGTAAAATGGAAAGTTCATTCCAAAAGACGGCTGATGAGTATAAGAAAGCGTTAGATAAATACAATCAGTTAGAAAAGATGTCAAAAGATTTAGGAGTGCAGTTGCCGAATGAAGTATCTAAATTAAAAGGCTTAATTGAATTTGGATTGAATGACTCACTTGATGCTAAATCAAACGCAGTTAAAATAGCAGCTATTTAGATTTTATTTCATCTTTAATTCTATCGGTTAATTCATTTAGAGCAAAGTCATAGTTTGAAAATATCATAGGTCTAACAGGTTTACTATCAAAATATAAATAAGATTCCCAAGAAATTTTTAATCCAGTAAGAGTCCATTTGTATTTTTTATACTCAACTACATATCCTTCTAATTTACCAAAATATGTGACTTTTCTAATTCTATAATGATTTTCCATAAATGATTTTGACACAAATATATAAAATAATGAAAGAAAAATTCAAAACACCAAGTAAAGCAAGTCCTCGTCAAGGTTCAAGACGTGGTTGCCTATGCGCAGACGGAAAATATTCAACCAAATGTTGTGACGGAAGTTTAGAGGCACAAGGCATCGGAAAGACGGAAGGAACAGGAGACACCGTTACAAGAACTGAAGTAAGCGGAGTGAGAACTATCGTACGTCAAAACGGATAAAAACGCAACAAAACTTTCTAATTGACTTGAAACATTGTAAACAATAAAAAGAAATGAACGAAAAATCAATCTTAAACAAAGTCCGCACACTTTTAGGTTTAGAAGTGAAGTTGGAAACTATGCGCCTTACTGATGGTGTATCTATGCTTGAAGCAGAAGTATTCGAAGCAGGTCAACCTGTATTCATCCTAACTGAAGACGAACAACGTATCGCTCTTCCTGTAGGTGACTATGATTTAGAAGATGGTCGCATCTTGGTAGTAATCGAAGAAGGTGTTATCGCTGACATCCGTGAAGCTGCTGAAGCAGAAGTAGAGGTAGAAGTTGAAGCTCCTGAAGCTGAAATGCCTGCTGAAGAAGAAATGGCACAAGAGCCTGCTGCACCTACTGCAAAGAAAATCATCGAATCAGTAACTAAAGAATCTTTCTTTAGCGAAATCGAAGCCTTGAAAAAAGAAAACGAAGAGTTAAAAGCACAACTCAATTTATCTACTGAAGTTGCAGAAGAAGTCGCACCAGTTGAATTGAGCGAAGAGCCTAAACCTATTTCATTCAACCCTGAAAACGAAACTAAAGTAGAAGCGTTCCGTGTTGCTAAAAACCGCTCACGTTCTACAATGGATTCAATCCTTGAAAAATTCAATAACATTTAATAACTAACTAAAAATCAATTAATTATGGCCACTACTGTTTCAGTAACCACAACTTATGCGGGAGAATTTGCGGGCAAGTACATCGCTGCTGCCCTTCTTTCTGCACCAACATTAGACAAAGGCGGTATCACCGTTATGCCTAACGTAAAATACAAGCAAGTTATCAAACGCGTTGCTACTGATGATATCATCAAAAACGCTACTTGTGATTTCGACCCTACGTCAACTATCACATTGACTGAGAAAATCCTTCAACCTGAGTCTTTCCAAGTTAACTTACAACTTTGTAAAACTGACTTCCGTTCAGATTGGGATGCTATCCAAATGGGTTACTCTGCATTTGACGTTCTTCCTAAGTCTTTCGCTGACTTCTTAATCGCACACGCTGCTGAGAAAGTTGCCGCAGGTATGGAGACTTCAATTTGGCAAGGTGTTAACGCAACTGCAGGTCAGTTCGCAGGTATCATGACTCAATTGACAACTGATGCTTCTTTGCCATCAGCTCAAGAGGTTGCAGGTACTACTGTTACTGCTGCTAACGTTATCACAGAGCTTGGTAAAATCATCGACGCTTGTCCTGCTGCCCTTTACGGTAAAGAAGACTTGACACTTTACGTTTCTTCTAACATCTATCGTGCTTATGTTCGTGCATTGGGTGGCTTCGCTGCTTCAGGTGTAGGTGCTAACGGTTACGATAACAAAGGTACTAACCAACAACTTGGTGATGTTTACTTTGACGGTGTTCGTGTATTTATGGCTAACGGTCTTGCTAACAACACTGCATTGCTTGCTCAAAAATCTAACCTTTACTTCGCAACTGGTCTTTTGAATGACATGAACGAAGTTAAAGTATTAGACATGGGAGATTTGGACGGTTCTCAGAACGTCCGAGTAATTCTCAGATTCACCGCAGATGCTAAATACGGCTTTGCTTCTGACGTTGTTACTTACGGTATCACAAACTCTGCTAACTAATATTAGCTTAACTTAAACTAACGAGGGAGGGGTATACGCTCCTCCCTTTTTTATAACCTTAAAAATTTAATATTATGGCTTGTGAAATCGCAAATGGTCGTTTGGAAGTATGTAAAGATGCAGTAGCAGGAATTGATGCTATTTATTTTATCAACTTCGGAGACTATGACCCAAGTGCCGACATTACTTATGTTACAGGTACTGATACAATTGATACAGTCGCTAACGTGACATCATTGTACAAATACGAACTCAAAGGAACTAACTCTTTTGACCAAGTATACAATTCATCTCGTGAGAACGGAACTACATTTGCTGAGCAGACGTTGACCGTTACCCTTAAAAAACAAGATGCTACAACTCACAAAAACGTTAAGTTGATGGCTTACGGACGTCCTCACATCGTAGTTAAAAACCGCAACAACCAATTCTTCCTTGCAGGTCTTGAATACGGAATGGAAATCACTACTGCATCTGCGGTAAGTGGTACTGCGATGGGTGACCTTTCGGGTTACAATTTGACATTCGTAGGAACTGAGAAGCTCTACGCTAATCTACTTGACTGCTCAAACGAGGCAGGTCTTGCAGGTGGCGCAGGAGACGTTTTCGGTACTGCTTCTATTGTTACTGTATAATTCGTTTTTTCATAGCGTGAAAGGGGAGGCTTCGGTCTCCCTTTTTTATTTGGAAACAAAACCATTCTTTTGACTTGTAGTAGTATGATAGTTTTAACTACATCTACATCAGCTCAGACGTTTTCATTCATTCCTCGTGATGGGTTTAATACAATGATTCTAACGGATGACCAAACAAACACACCAGTTACCGTAGCCATCACAAGCTCAACGCAAGGAGATTACATAAACACGATAACTGCATCCTTCACATTAAAAGAAGGACACTTCTACGACTTGGTTCTAAAACAAGGAACTGACATCGTATACAAAGACAGAATTTTCTGTACTGACCAAAACATAGTAAACTTCTCGGTTAACTCAGGTGAGTACGTTTCAAATACAACCGCAAATACATACATCGTATATGAGTAACATACACGTTTTAAACCTATCTGCCTACACCGCTCCTACAATCGAAGAGAGTAAGAGAGATGCTTGGGTAAATTATGATGGTGCAGACGGAGGCAGTTACTATCAGTTTTTGATTGATAGATACACTAATTCTACCACGAACAACGCTATTATAAACAATATCTCACGACTTATCTACGGAAAAGGACTCTCGGCTACGGATGCTAACCGCAAGCCTAACGAGTACGCTCAAATGATGACCTTAATCTCTAAGGATTGTTTGCGTAAGATTGCTTTAGACCGAAAGTTGTTTGGTCAATTCTCTATTCAGGTACATTACAACGACAAGCACGACAAGATTCTCAAGGCTTATCACATTCCTGTTAATTTGATTCGTGCTGAGAAATGTAATAAAGACGGAGAAATTGAAGGCTACTACTACTCGGATGATTGGTCAGACGTCAAGAAATATGTACCTAAGCGCTTCCCTGCGTTTGGATTCGGTAAAGAGAAGGTAGAAATCCTATTCTCTAAGCCGTATGCCGTAGGAATGAAATATTATGCGTATCCTGACTATCAAGGTGCAGTTCCCTATGCACTTTTGGAAGAGGAAATCTCCGATTACTTGATTAATGAGGTTCAAAACGGATTTAGTGGAACTAAAGTAGTTAACTTCAACAACGGAGTGCCTACATTAGAGCAGCAAGAAATCATCTCTGCGAAGGTATTAGGCAAATTGACTGGTTCTAAAGGTCAGAAAGTAATCGTAGCGTTCAACGACAATATGGATACTCGTACTACGGTTGAGGATATTCCACTTAATGACGCACCTGAGCATTATACTTATTTAAGCGAAGAATGCTTGCGTAAGATTATGCTAGGACACAACGTAACATCTCCGCTATTATTTGGTGTTGCCTCGTCTAACGGATTCTCTTCTAACGCTGATGAGCTTGAGAACTCGTTTATCCTATTCAATAATATGGTGATTAAGCCTTTCCAAGAGGAGATAATTGATGCCATTGACAAGATGTTATCCTTTAACAATATCTCGCTTAACCTATTCTTCAAGACTCTCAAGCCGCTTGAGTTTGTAGACTTGGAAAATGCAGTTACTGAAGAGCAAGTTGCAGAGGAAACAGGTACGGAGCTATCGAAACACGAAGCCTTAGACAACGAGATTGCAGATGCACTTATTGACTTAGGAGAGATGCCTGACGAAAAGTGGGTATTGATTGATGAGTTCGAGGTTGACCTTGAGCAAGAAGATGCTATAGATGCAGAAATTGAAATGGCAAGCAATCGCAAACCATCTCTTTTATCTAAAGTTTACAATTTTGTCAGCACAGGAACTGCTAACCCTAAAGCCAAGTCTGAACAAGATAAAGTTATTGACGGATTCAAATTCATTACTCGCTACGTTTATTCAGGTGACACATCTGCTAAATCTCGTGAGTTCTGCAAGAAGATGACTGCTGCAAACAAGATTTATCGCAAAGAGGATATCGTTAGAATGGGCAATCAACCTGTAAATGCAGGATGGGGTGCTAATGGAGCTTCTACATACGACATTTTTAAGTTTAAAGGTGGAGGTAACTGTCATCACAAATGGTTGCGTAGAACTTATGTATCATTTGAGGAAGGTATGGGAATTGACCCTACCAGTCCAAACGCTAAAACTATCAGCACTAACAAAGCAGAAAAGGCAGGATATCGCGTTAGAAATCCGCAAGAAGTCTTTGTTCGTCCTGTTGATATGCCTTACAATGGCTTTTTACCTACTAACCCTATTTACGGCAAGAAATAATGGCAACGGCACTACTAATTACAAGAGACGACATAGTTCGTTTTACGGCAGTCAACGGAAATGTGGATACTGACAAGTTCATTCAGTTCGTTAAAATCGCTCAAGATATCCACATACAAACATACTTAGGTACTAAACTACTTGAGAAGATTCAGACTTTGATTATCGCAGGTACACTTTCAGGTAACTATGAGCTGCTTACTGAGACGTATGTAAAGCCTATGCTGATACATTGGTCAATGGTTGAGTATTTACCTTTCGCAGCTTACACAATCGCTAACAAGGGCGTCTATAAGCACTCATCTGAGAACGCTGAAAACGTAGAGAAAAACGAAGTAGACTTCTTATTAGAAAAAGAGCGTCAGATTGCTCAGCACTACACGGAGCGTTTCATTAGTTATATGTCTTTCAACCAAGATTTATTCCCTGAGTACAATCAAAACGTTGACCAAGATATGTACCCTGACACAACGAACAATTACACTTCTTGGTTTATATGAAAAAGAACAGACCAAAGGGTTTGAAATATAGCCCTAAAAACACGAATGTAGAGAAATTACGAATCTATTTAAGCAAACAAGAAAATGGCAAATAGCAACGGATGGGGACAAGGCGCAAACAACAACGGAATAGGTTGGGGTCAAGGTGCTTTTAATAATTCCATTAGTTGGGGTTATTCTCACTATATAAGTTGGAGCGAAGATACTGACATCGTAGGAAACGAAGGGGGTATTGCTTTTAACTTTCTAACAAGAGTGGTTGCTGATTCGGGAGTGTATGAGGCTAATTCTTGTTTATTATCAACACTTGAAAATCTTGATTCAATATGAGCCTATTAGATACCGCCTCATTAATAGTAACGCCAAACGCTTATAAAGCAAGTAAATTATATTCCGTTATTCCGTCCAATGGTTCAGGTGATTTATCGGTAACTCGTGCGACTACTGCAACTCGTGTTAACTCATCTTTATTAATTGAAAGCGTAGCAAATAACATCCCACGCTTAGACTACTCAAATGGTAGTTGCCCAAGTTTGTTAGTTGAACCGCAGAGGACTAATTTGGCATTGTATTCAAACGCATTATCTACTGGTACAAATGTTGTTGATTATAGTACAACAACACCAAATGTATATATTTCTCCAGATGGAACGCAGAATGCAATGCAATTCACTGAAACAACTGACAACGGCCGACACGGATTTTACCAATATACCACAGTAACCGCACAAGCTTATACAGCAAGTATTTTTACAAAACAAACTGGGCGCAGATATATTGCTTGCACAAGTGATATGACGGGAACCGCTGTTACATCATACTTTGATTTACAAACTAAAAGCGTAGTAAGTGCAGGAAGCGGGCACAATTGTTCTATTCAAGATTTTGGGAATGGGTGGTTGCGTTTAATTTTAACATTTACCGCATCAGCGGGGTCTCGCTATGTAATTTGGGGGGGTTCACCTGATGGAACAAATATTGCTTATTTAGGCAGCACATCAATTTCACAAACATTTTATGGCTACCAACTCGAAGCAGGCTCATACGCTACCTCATACATACCTACAACCTCAGCAACTGTAACACGCAACGCAGACGTTATTTCAAAGACTGGTATTAGTTCGTTGATAGGACAAACTGAGGGGACTATATTTTTTGAAGGTAATGTTTTAAATTACTCACAAGCAAGAAGATTCATTGTGCTTTATCAAGATGCAAATAACTATATCACGTTAAGGATTACAAGTGGTAATGATTTGCAGTTTCTTATTGTGTCAGGCGGTGCAACTTCGGTAAATATTACAACTGCTAATATTCAAGGAAATATTAAAATGGCTTTAGCATATAATAACAATGACTTTGTTGCATATTTAAACGGAACGCAAGTCGGTTCAGATACAAGCGGAAGCGTACCAACTACAAGTGATTTTTATTTAGGCTGTGACCAATCGGCAGTCAATCAAATGGCTGGAGGCATCAAAGTATCTGCCCTTTGGAAAACTCGCCTAACAAACGCACAACTCGCACAACTCACAACGATATGATTTATAAGCTAACATATACCGACAAAGCGGCAGCAGTTGCCGACCTTTACGCCAAAGGCATTTTGGTTGAAATCGAGTTCAACGGAGAAAAACACGAAGCATACGGCAACGGAGTTGCGGCAGTTGTAGAAATCGGATTGATAATGATTGAACCACCCGTAATGGATGGAATGGAAATTGTTACACCGCCCGTATACGCTGATGGTTACCACTACGATGTAATGTCGGACAATGAATACGACTTCGGCGCAAACCTTGTCGAACCTAAGAACCCGAAACACGCCTTCGCTGGGCATTCAATTAAAGAGGAGTTTCCATATATACCTAATATTTTAACTGAGCAATGAACGAGTTTTTTCAATACGCTTTAGTAACGGCAATAGCCATAGTCGGGTACTTCCTAAGAATTATCCATAACGACGTGCGCAAAAACACGGAGGAACTCGGAAAGCTCAAAGGTAAGATTGAACTGGTAGAGCAAGAAAGCCGCCTAAAGTTTGAAACAATCCAAGTACAAACTCAACTCGAAATAAAGAACTTAGCAAAGAACGTAAGTGAGCTATCGGACGCAGTTAAACAATTAATTTTAAAATAATGGACACAGTATCAACAGCACCTGATTTTGGTGTATTCTCTCAACTTGCTGACTATGGTGTAGGCGGTTTAGTTTTATTAGCGTTAGGCTATGTAGCTTGGATGTTTATTAAACGCCATTTAGACGAAAAGAAAAAGTAAATGTCATTCGGAATATTTGACACGTTAGCAGATTACGGAATCTTAGGCTTTGCAGTTTTAGCCTTAGGGTATCTATGTTGGATGTTTTTAAATCGCCTTATGCAAAGCGAGGATGACCTCAAGGCGAGAATCAAAGAATTAGAAACGGACGTACAAAACACATTGAAGGAAAGCACGGAGAGTTCTAAAAGTTTAAAGGAAACCGTGTTGATGCTATTTGGCAAAAAATGAAAAAGAAGCTGCTTGTAATTGGTTCTTTGTTTATCGCTTTAGTTTGCGTTCAGGTATTTTCAAGCGGACACAAACACGTTGTAGTCGTAGATAAAAACGTATCGCTTACAAATGAGAACAAAGCCCTTACCGAAGAGAATAGTGGGCTTAAATCAAGCGTTAGCGCCCTTAAACAAGAAAACACGGAGCTGGTAAATGATAAAGCTGAGATGCAGCAAATGGTTAGCGAAATAATTGGAGATTTGGATTCTACAAAATCGGTAGTCAAAGACATTAAAAATGAATTGAAAAATGAAAAGGATATTGTTCGTAGGCAGTCTACTGGTAGGGAGTTTGAGTTTCAGCCAATCACGTTACCCACTTCAGACGGTAATTGATGGCGATTCAGTTGTCATTCTTACCAAAGCGCAGGCTGATACGATAAACGCAATATTCGAAAGCCAAAAGGCTAAGATTTCAAAATTTAAATCCGATGTAAAGACAAAGGATTCCATCATATCAGTTAGAGATACCGTGCTGATGTTCTACACCTCAAAATATACTGAGTACAGAACCATCATAGAAACTCAGATTGTTCGTGAGGATAAACTTGATACCATTAGAGGATGGTTGATTGATAGAGCAAAGGAAAGTTCGTGGCTGTATTATTCCTATCTAAATAATGAAGTGGTGGCAGTTGACCTTTCGGACTACGTTGTGCGAAAAGACGATTACACGGGAGACATAATATTCTACAAAAGGACGGATGATTGCCCAAATGACGATAATCAAAAAGAGCCACCGATTGGTTGGCATACAGATATAGTAAAACCCAAAAGACCCAAATTAAATATTTTTAAATTATGAGAAAATTTTTTAGAGAGCTAATTTCCGACAATAACCAAATTAACGAGCAAGCCTTTGTTGGTGTGATTTCGTTTTTTGCTATGGTGTTTGTATTATTAACAGACGTAGTAACAGGAATCATTGGCAACGAACTGGTAATCCAAAAATTCATCTTTGATGGATTTATGCTACTCACGTTGGGGGCATTTGGCATTACTACCGCAGGACGAATTATTAAACTTAAAAATAAAGATAACGATGCAACTGAGTAAAAATTTAGTATTGGCAGAAGTAACCCGTAGTGAAACTGCAAAACGTCGTGGCATTTCAAATATGCCTGCGCCTGAACATTTAGAGAACTTCAAGAAATTGGCTGAGAATGTCTTTCAACCAATCCGTGACCATTTCGGTAAGCCTATTCATATAAGCTCGGGATATCGCTCCGCAGCGTTGAACAAGGCTGTTGGTGGTTCATCTTCCTCACAGCATTGCACGGGCGAAGCGATTGATATTGATATGGACGGAACTGATATTACCAACGCTCAAATCTTCCACTTCATCAAAGACAATTTGAACTTTGACCAAATGATTTGGGAGTTCGGCAATGATACAAACCCTGATTGGGTTCACGTTAGCTATGAATCTACAGGTAAGCAACGCAAGCAGATTCTCAAAGCGGTGAAGCAAGGCGGAGCTACTAAATATATCCCATACAAATGATGAGGGTTGTTTTGTCGCTTTTATTGGCAATATTTGCGACATCTTGCGGTGTAAATTATCACGTCCGTAAAGCCTACGACAAAGGGTATCGCTGCGACGAAGTAGCTGATACTATCAAGATAACTTCGATAGACTCAATTCCGTACGTTGTAATGGACTCAATTATGTGGGAAAGGGTATTAGTCCAAAAAGATACGATAGTGCGTTACAAGCGCTCTTTCGTGCCTCAAACGCGATTTGAGAAGCGTATTGAATATCGACTAAAGCGAGATACTTTGAAAATGATTGAAAAAGTCGAGGTAGTCAAGTACAAAACGGAAAAACATAAAAATACTAAACCGAACATATTATTGTTAGTTTTAGGATTTGTAGTAGGAATGATAACCAACTGGCTGCTTCGTAACTTTAAAAACCCGTTATGAAAATACCTCGAATCAGATTAAAGGCAGATGAGTTTGCATTAATAGAACAATATAGAGCCATTAAAGACGAATCTAACTCACTTGGGTTAGACGAAAAGGACGTAAAACACGGATGGTTAAAATCTAAGAATGCTTCGTTTTTCTTTAAGAATCCAAACTTCAACGGACAACAAGACAAGTTCAACGAGTTTAAAGATGAGCTAATCAACTCCATTGCAGAGCATAGTCCGTCTTATCCTACGTTAACACGAACCCAAAGCGAAGAAGGACACCTGTTAGTTATAGACCCTGCTGACATCCACATCGGTAAATTATGCGATGCGTTTGAAACTGGTGAAGACTACAACTCTCAAATAGCCGTACAACGTGTTTTAGAGGGCGTACAAGGCATTTTAGACAAGTCCGCAGGCTTTCATATAGATAAGATTCTATTCGTTGGTGGAAACGATATTCTCCACATAGATACTCCAAGACGAACTACCACGTCAGGCACTCCACAAGACACGGATGGTATGTGGTATCGTAATTTTCTAACCGCAAAACAATTATATGTTGAAATTCTTGAAAAACTCATTGCTTTGGCTGATGTGCATTTTGTGTTCAATCCTTCTAACCATGACTACACTCACGGATTCTTTCTTGCAGATTGTATCAAAACACATTTTCGTCAAGCTACAAACATTACTTTCGACTGTTCTCTTCAACATCGCAAGGCTTATAGATACGGAGAGAACTTAATCGGAACTACTCACGGAGATGGAGCGAAGCAGCAAGACTTACCGCTTTTATTGGCTACCGAGTTTCCGTTAGATTGGAGCTTAACCAAGCACAGGTACGTTTATATGCACCACGTTCACAACAAACTCTCTAAAGACTATCAAGGTGTCACCGTAGAATCATTAAGCTCAGCATCAGGAACTGATAGCTGGCATCATAGAAATGGGTATCAGCACGCTCCAAAAGCTATTGAAGGATTCCTACATCATAAAAAACACGGACAAATTGCACGTTTAAGTCACATCTTTTAGTATATTTGTGACACCTGCCACTTATTCATAGCGTAAGAGCCTCCTTAATTGGGGGCTTTTTTGTTTTATTTAAAAAAAACTTTGCGTCTGAAAGCCTTGTAAAATAAGGAAATCTAAAAAAATGTTAAAAAAAGTTGTGGAAAAGTTTGGTATCTTTATATTTGTGTATATCTTTGTAAGGTCAATAAGGCACAACATTAAAACAAAACGCTATGAAAAACAGAGAAATTGCATTAGTAGTATTAGAATCAGGTCAAGAAATCACTGTGGTTTCAAATCAAAACGAAAGCATCCAACAGTGTTTAACTAGAAAAAACATTAAATGGGTTAAGTATTTACCAATTTAATTAAACGAGGGGTGCGACTCGGTAACGCACATTAATTTTAAACGCTATGACAAAAGACGAAATTTTAGAACTAATCTTCAACGAAGAGAGAGAGCTTTACGCAGAGCTTCAAGAGCAACGTAAATACTTTGGCTATAACGACGAAGCCACGCTACATACCCAAGCGCAATGGGGTGCATTAGTAAACATTTTAGATAAAATCGAAGAGAATGAAAACAATTAATCAGTATGTAATTTGGTTCAAGGGATTGAATCAGGACGAGAAAGAAACTTTAGCAGGCGCAGTTATCGCAGTTCTAATCGTGTTATTCTTGATTTGGTTGCAGAGTACAAATAGCTATCCAGTATTGGATGCGAAAACAACGGACACGCAGACCTACCAAAAGAAGACCTACGAACTCAAGCCGTCATTTGACAAATATATGAACCACGTTTACAACGACAAATTCAAATAAGATGATTGTACCTGAACTTAAAGACTTCGATGTTTACTCGCCAAGCGAACTCAATTTTGTTTACCTGATGGTGACGCTATGGGACGAAGGAGACACGGAAACTAACGGAGAAATCCTTGCCGAATACGAAATTAAAATCTATGATGCTTACGCTCATTATAAAATCACTAAAAAAACCTACGATGAAAAACTCACAATTAAACAAACAAGAGAATGCGATGAATGCCTTGAAAGACTATACGAAGCAAACACGTTTGAAGATGCCTACGTTGAAGCCTACAACGACGACGGTACTTGGTGGTTCATTTAACAAATATCAAATTGACCGCTTTTGGACATCATTCAACCACGACTTATACAACCGAATTTGTGAAATCAAAATGCAAGAGCTATGACACCGAAAGAAAAAGCATTAGATTTAATAGAGCAATTTTCATCCGTGTTGATGCACGATGAGTTATACGATGATTCCATTAAATGTGCAGGTTTATTTGTTGATGAATTAATTGAGGCTTTACACGAGCATCATTGGCAAAATAGATTAATAATAGATTATTGGCAAGAAGTAAAACACGAAATTGAAAAGCTATGAGATACAAACTAACATACAAGATAGGACTGGCAGTAGTTCAAGAATGGATACTAACATCGCAGTCTTTAGCCTATTGGAAGAAACACGACTTACTTGTTTCAGGCAGATACAATGACGGAAAATTTATAGTAACACCAATAGAACCATAATGACGAAATTAGAACTTATAGAAAAAGCAATAGAAGATTTTGATTTGAAATCAACGTGCAGAAGCAAGCAGTACATTTATAGACGTTGCTATCTTTACAATCAATTGAGAGAACTAAACTGCACGCTAACTGAGATAG